TACTTTCATAATTATTTTTTTACACTTGTCTTCCTAATGTGGTTTGAAAATTCTGAACTGCTGTATAATAGTTAGCTGCTTCTGTATCTGTTAAACCGTCACCGATTGATACAAATGCAAATTGTCTTGACGTAGAACCAAATGAAGTGCCTTGATTATTTAAAGACCCTATAAATAAAGGTAAAGTAGGCATTGATACAGAAGTTATAGATGCTGTATTAGTGACAGCTCCATTTCTTAACTGCTTTGCAGTTGTTGAGTTGATTCTATTTGCTGAAAAATAACCAATCGTATCTGCATTTGTTTGAGATTGAGTTGTTACTGTAGAATAAATACGTGTTAACATATTTCCAGTTGTAAATCTTAAATATATGTCTACTATACCATTACCACCACTGTACGAACCTAAATCAATTGCATCTGTTGCTCCGTTTGTTCTTGAATAAATATCAAAAGAACTACTATTTACATCTAAAATACTATTTGGAGTTAAATTTGTATTAGCATAAGATGTAGATCCATTTGTAATTAATCCATTTGAATTATGACTCATACCTCCAAAAAATGTCAATCTAAATGCAGCATCTAAATCTCTCGGGTCTTTTAAATTAAATTTATGTGCGCTCGCTGTACCGCCAACAAATGGATAAATTGCTTTTCTTTTAGTCCAAATACCATAACCTTTTAAATCAGTAACTAAAGTGTTAATTGCTGATTGCTGTGTGGAATCTGTAATTGCTGCAGCTGTTATAAATGCTTGAGCATCTGAATCAATTGCAGCAGCTCCACTACCCATACTATTTATTAAAGGATAATAATTTCTCATTATGCTTCCGTATTTACTCCTAATACATCAAATTTATCATCAGTTGCGTTATAAATAACACCTAAATAAGTTGTTTTACTGATTGTTGTTGTAGTCGGTAAAGTAACGCCTAAGGCTCTAAATTTAGCTCCGTATGTAATAGCTCGAGCAGTTCCATTGTCTTTGATTCTAAATAACAAAGCTTGTCCCTCGGTGAATGTTCCTGTTGGATTAGCCAATGTTAACCCTGCCGCTTGTGCTGTGATTTTCACTAAATCATTTGTAGATGTAGCAGTAACCGTTGCGGAACTTGTAACGCTTTGAACTCTTGGATTAAGTATATTAGCTCCTGTAATAGATTTAGAGGTATATACACCGCCTCCTTGATCTTCTGCAATTGCTAAAACATCTGTGGCAACTATTGAAGCTCCTTTTGCTGTTAATTCTGTAAATTTCATATTTTTATCTCGATAATTTTGTTTGACCTGACCAAGTAACTGCATAAACAGAACCCCATCCGTTTAATTCATAAGTTGGTGATTGTGTTATTATTACTTCTTCATTTTCATAAAAAAAGAATTGACCATCTTCTGTATATAGGTTGTCTCCATCAGGGTTGTTTTTTCCCCATCCTATTGTATTGTAGATTCCTTCTGACCATCCCATATTTTAATAACTAATTTAAAGTGTATTGTTGTCTAATTTCTAATGGTACATTTTCCATATCTTGAAATTTATTAAACAATAATGGTGTTTGTTCACTTATAAAATTGTCAATAATTGTTTGAGTTAATTCACTCGTTAAAACTATTTTATGAGAATCAACAAAGTGACAAATTTCCATTGGTATAGGTTTAACCAATAATTGTGTTTGTTCTGCATTTAAAACATCTGTAATGCATTCTAAAGTGTAAATCATAAACTATATACTCCTAATAATGTTAAATCAAATTGTCCTGTGTTTGTTATTCCTGTACCCATGCATCTACTTGCAGTAAAATTTAATCCTTGAGTATTTGATGGTAAATCTGTGCTAATTGTTCCCTCTGCAACATTTCCTGTTTCGTTATTTGTAACTTTATAAATAACATTACTTCCTGCATTTGCGTTAAATAATTCAATTGAATAGGTAGTTGTTAGCGCAGCTCCAGAAGTTCTATTTGCAGGAAAATTAGAACCTAAATCAACCTTAATACAAGTACCTGTTCCATCATTGTGAAACACTTGTAAATTAGTATCCGCTGCATCACTACCCACACCTATAACATTAAGCATACTTGCAACTGTTACAGAATCAGTATATGTTAAATCAGTAGTTTGCCCTATCATTCCATAAAATTGACGACAACCGCTACCGTATGCAGTATCAGAAATATACACTTCACAAACATATCTAAACCCACCACCAATATACCAAAGTAAAGCACTTCCACGTGTTCCAGTGTAACGTCCTGTTGATACTACTGAGGCATAAAAACCTTTTCGTACCTGTTTAGTTGCAAAGTTTGTAGAAGCTACTGAACGTGCAATAGTCGAGCCCGTTGTTGCTATTGTTACACCTCCGCTTGTTGTTTCAGTAGTTGAGTTATTTGCATAGTTAACACCTCTGAAAACTTCATGAGCAGTTATCATTGGCATTAAAGGAATGTCTAATTTTAAATTTAATGCTGTTTGCGTTGCTGTTGAAATCGGTTTATTAGTGTCACTTGTATTATCAACATTTGCAAGACCTACCAAACTTTTTGTTAAAGCTTTATTTTTCCATAATCCAGAACTTGTTTCGTAAAGCAAAGCATCGTTGTTTGTTTCACTTGTTATACTTACCCCATGTAACTCGTTTAATTCGTATCCATTTTGTATAGCTACAACTATTTTTCCATTCACTCCATGACTATAAGCAACTCGACCAATATAAACAGAATGAGCAGGATCCGCAGGTGGTGTATTTGCAACCATTTGACCAGCAGTTGATGATAACCATAAGCTATCCCCATCAGCATAAGCAGACGTGTTTAAAGTGTGAAACAACCCACTTGTAATGATATTTCCGTTTGTATTATTAGATAACGCAGTTAAAGTTAATCCTATCGTTTTACTCGATGTTAATTCAGTATCTGCATCCGCTAAAGCAATTGTAGGAACTTGACCAGTAGCACCATTTATGTATACTACTGAACCTTTAGGAATCGTTGATCCAGTGCTATTTCTAACCAATAAAACTTCTTTTTCGCTTGAATCAACTACACCATCATTATCAGCATCATAGACCGCTTTAGTCATGTCTCCCGATGTACCCGTAACTATTTCAGCTTCAAAATAATCAAGCATTTGTTGACCTGTTACGTGTTTAGTTACATAACCGCCAACTCCATCAGGTTCTGCAAGTGGTAACCTATCGCTTGCTGTTAGGTTGGTCGTCTTCGCTGTTAAGTTTTCTATTTTTATCGTCGCCATAAATCTTTTTTAGATATATTTCTAGTTTTTTAATATTTTCTTTTTTCGGAGCGTATTTTTTCATATATGCCAATTTGTATAATAATTCTCTTTAATTGGGTGAATGTCATCGTTTGTATTACTTGTATATTCAGGGAATAAATTTGATGAAAAACACATATAATCAACAAACCTTTGAGAATAGTTTTCTGCAATCTTTTTATACTTCTCTGCAAGTAGTTGTATATTCTCATAGCTTACCGCTGTTGAACTTTCTACCTCTTTTTGATATACACCATTGTTAGATATTTGAAAGCTTGAAAAAGGCAAATATTCAACCATTGAATAAAAAATCAACATAGGTTTTAAAAACGTAGTAGTAATAGTCAAGTAGTTTCCTGCTAAAGTATTTGCTAAAATATCCGCTTTAATTTTATTTAGTAAATCAGTTCCCGTATATTGTTGTATCCAAATATCTTGAGCAATCTTTACAAATGGTAATAATTTATCATAGTCAATATTTCCATCTAAAGACGTATATTTAGCAATATCCGTTTTATTTATAAGTAGTGCTTCAGCCATAATCTATTTATTTAGGTAAAAATCCTTTATTAGGCATATCAATAGGTCTTGTATATACCAATTTATTATTTGTTGGTGCAATTTCACCTTTTTTGCGAGTTTGTGATGGTGTAAAAGTTTTTGCAAGTGGTGAATTAACGTCAGATTTTCTAAGATAAATTTCTCTTTGCCACCTATGATGACAACCACCTCCGCCCTTATATAACCAAATTGAATAATTATCAGCACCTTTTGCACCCCATCCAACATTTACAGATTGACTTCCCATAGCTATAATATCTTCTTTACGATATAATTTATTTGCATTAGTCATTTTTACACAAAATTCTCTGCTTTTTTCCGATGTATCTCCTACATATCTGTAACGAGATTTAAATATTTCACCATCTTGTTCGCTTTTTGTATTAGGTCTTGCTGTACCTGTTTTTACAAAATGTAATACAGAACTTAAAAATCCCTCTTTTCTATTGTTTAAATCGTGTATTTGTTCGTCTAAATACTTTTCAGTATCATAATCTACATCCTCACAATAAATCATTTCATAGTCGCTTAAATCTTCATCAATTGCATATTTTGTAACGTCTAAATCATCAATAGTTTTATGAGATGACAAAGTTTGTAATTCTGAATTACTCGCCT